TGGATTACGAACAAAGTCGCATGCAGGATCCTTACTTTGTGAGCAGAATCAATGTGCGTCAACAAACATATGATCCAGCCACAGAGACCTACGAAACCACACAGGGTAATGCGTTCACAATTGAACGACTCATGCCTGTGCCGTTCAAACTCACCATCAACTTGGACATCTGGACATCAAACACCAATCAGAAATTGCAAATCTTGGAACAGATTCTCACACTGTTCAATCCCAGTTTGGAAATACAGAGCACAGACAACTACATTGACTGGACCAGTTTGAGTGTGATGTACCTGGATCGCACCACTTGGAGCAGCCGCACAGTGCCCATTGGCACAGAAAATCCCATTGACATTGCTACACTACAATTCAGCATGCCTATCTGGATATCACCACCTGCCAAAGTGTTGAAACTGGGTGTGATTGAACGTGTGATTGCATCAATGTACGATGCACAGGGCGACCTGAACAATGCCATCGACAATGAAGATTTGTTGATGGGCACTAGACAAGTCATCACTCCATTCAACTGGGCCACTGTGTTAATTGGCAACAAACTACAGTGTTTGCAACAACAATACTTGTCGCAAGAACCCAGCAATGATTCTATTGCACCTACAGAAATTGTACCCGACTCAAACTTGCTGTGGCCAGCCGTGATTGACTTGTATGGATCACTGCGTCCCGGCATCAGTCAGATACGACTAATCCAGCCTGACGAAACTGAAGTTGTAGGTACCATTGCACTAGACCCCAACGATGACAGATTCTTGTTGTTTGATGTGGATATTGATACCACTCCACAAAACACCCTGGATCCCATTGACGCTGTGATTAACCCGCTGACGTCTGGGCCTGGTGACGGCCTAGACTCTGCACTAGAAGGCCAACGTTATTTGCTTACTGAAGACACAGGATCCTTAGACAATCCCAATCCAGCCAGTGCTTGGGTTGGTGCCAATGGTCGCGGATTAGTGGCACAGGCCAATGACATTGTGCAATACAGCAACAACTACTGGCGTGTGGTGTTCCGTGCTGCCACAGAACCCAACAACATCCAATACGTCACCAACATTACCACAGGTATTCAATACAAGTGGGTGGGCAATGCCTGGGTCAAAAGTTATCAAGGTGCATATCCAGGAGGCACCTGGAGGATTGTGCTGTGAAGGCAGTGGGAGTTTGGTTTCGCAGCAGTGCCACAGGACGTTATCTATATCTACTACGCAATGACACACGACACCCTGGTTCATGGGGCTTGCCTGGTGGCAAGGTAGAAACAGGCGAAACATTACTGGGTGCCATGGAACGTGAGTGCATTGAAGAACTGGGCAGCATGCCTGAATATCAACGCCTGGTTCCATTGGAAAAATTCACATCATCGGACGGTCAATTTGAATACAACACCTGGGTGTGTGTTGTGGCTGATGAGTTTGTGCCTGTGCTGAATCAAGAACACATGGGCTATGCCTGGATTGATCGTGGGCAATGGCCCAGACCCATGCACCCTGGCCTGTGGTCAACCGTGAACATAGAAGCAGTACAAAGCAAGATAGACACTGTAGAGCGGTATCTTGCTTTGAGTAGTTAAGCCTGGCTTTCTTGGAAACTCAACTGAATCTCACCCACCGGGTTTGATGTAGTACTCAGTGCTGTGATCACCACAGCCAGAACTTCTGGACCGTTGGGGTAAGTTCCTGTTCCAGGAATTGAACTTTGTCCAATCTGTTTGATCTGTGAAAGATTCAAATTATTAGTTCCGGTGGCGTTGATAGGGATAGCAAACAGTCGTTCACCACCAGTGATGTCTGCTGACACCGCAGCCACTGTCAAGTTCAGATCGTTGCCCGGAGTTGAGCCGCCCAGAGCATTACCAAGAATCTTCAAGGTATCGCCCACAGCATAACCTGAACCAGGATTTTGCACTGAAATACTTGTGGTAGTGGTTGAATAAGTTGTTCTCAACGCTTGCAACTGCACAGTCAAGTTGGCACCTGTGCCAGAACTTGATACCACCGTTGGGGTCAAGTTAGCAAAAGTTTTAATACTGCCTGAACTGACCATGGTACCTGAACGAGAGAAACCACCTGTGGTGTTCAGCGGTGCGGCTTGCACCCCGCCTGTGGTTTCGTTGTTGTATCGCGGAGCAACTGCAAACTGTGTAAAGCTAGGTTGGAAACCACCACCAGCATTGTTCAAGCCAGCCCACACTGTGTTGGCTGAATCAATGTTGTTGGGATTCAAAATACCGGTCACAAGATATCGCCCTGTACTCACGTTCACTGTGAGTGTTTCCAGTGTCAACTGCGCACGATTGATAAGATCGCGCACACCCAAGTCACCAATCACACCATTGCTGACACTGGGTGCTAGACGCATCAAGAATGCTGTTTGGCTGGCACCAGTTGTGGCTGGCAAACCGTAGTTGCTGCGATTGTATGTGAATGAGAATCCTTCGTCACCGTTGAAGTTGCCGTCCATGATAACCGCACTACCCCAGTGACTTACTAGCGGAACGCAGGTGTTGGAAATCAAAATAACACCAGCATTGTCCGAGTGGCTGGTGGCTGCTGAGCTGGTATAACTGCGACTTTGTCCTTCGGCCCACTGTGTGAATGTTGCGGCACGTGTACATCCTGTCAAGTTGTTGCCACTCTTGCCTGAATACTTTATGACTTCGCTGTCAATTATCACATATGCAGGATATGTCACACTGGCAGGAGGATAGTCTGTTGCATCTTTTAGTGTGATAGTGGTTTGACTGTCGGTGATAGCACCGTTGAGTGCGCTGATAGGAGTTTCGTTGATGGCTTCATAACGTGCAGGCAAGTTACCTGAACGCATGTAGGCTTCATTACTTACGTTGTTGTTGGGACGACGGTGGCAATGATTGAAACGACCATCTTGTCCACGCAACATCCAAATAACTGTACCAGCACCGTACCAGGAATATTCCAACGCATACATCTGCATTTTGCTGGCATCAAGGTTGAATCCTGATGCACCTGTGCCGTCAAGTGGATCAATGTTGAAATCAGGTTGACGCACACGAATTTCATTACGCAAGGCCATTTTCACTCTGGTCTGATTGGCTGTACCACGGAATGTGGGCACCACAGTCATTCGGTTGTTGTTGATGATTGACGCTACTGAATGTGTCATACCACGGATCACAACCACATCGCCCACATTGAGTTGGTCTTGGAAACGACAGTTTCCATCGCCTGTAACAAGGTTGGACCCAACTGAGACATTGACTAGACCTGCTGTTTGGAATGTGCTTGATCGTTGAACAGCATTTACATTGGTGCCGTCATTTTCCCAAAACAAGCCGTTTTGATCGTCAAACAAGCCTGCACGAATACTTGCACCTTGCCAACCAGTTACATTGATTCTCGGTTGTTGTCCCAACACAGGTGTGGCACTGCCCAGCGTATTTTGCGCTTGTACAATAAATGCGGTATCGCTGGTTATGGTTGTGACAACATATCCAGTGTCATCATACCCTGATGTGGTGACGCCACTCAATGCAATAGTAGCACCGGCGTTGAGCCCGTGTTCAAGGTCTGTGGTGATTGTAATGTTGCTGTTGATAGCAGTACCACTGGATGTGACATTGGTCACATCCAAGGTAGGAGCCAACACAGTACCTGTACTGAACAAAATGCCTTTACCAGATTGATAGCGGAAGTATTTTTTGGTCACACGAGTTGCACTTGCACCACGTGTGGGTGTGCCTGGCCCCATTAACACACCGCCATCAAACGGTCTTGATTGGAACACAGCATTGCTTCGCACGTTGATAGTGGCTGCCAAACTGCCGCTGACCACAGCACCTGTTCTGGCCTGAAACTGGAATGTGGTTGTGCTGGGAATGGCATTGATAATAAATGACCCTTCAGCATATTCAGCATTGGTTCCTGAAGTCATGTCCACTGTAATGGGGCAGCCTGGGAACAATCCATGTGCATACAGTGTGGTTACAGTGATAATACTGGGATTACCGCCATCGCTGGCCACACTCACTACATCAAGGTCAGCACCGGTGTAAGGAAATGCCTGACGCACAGCAGTGTCAGTTTGGTTCACTGGATAGCCTGGAGCAACGTTGAGTGCTCGGCGTGGATAATAAGCAAAGTTATTGGTTTCGCCCAAGAACACAATGTTAATACCTTCGGCATTGGTTGCCGAAGTGTTTTGTAAACTAACATATTCGTTGGCATCCAGCGGAGTATCTGTGACGTTGACCGCAACTTGAGGAATGGTATTTGATCCACCATACCATATGCCAGTCATGCGGATTAGTGGAGATCCAATACCTGCTGTAGTTAGTGCAGTGGTGTTGAACTGTGTGCGACTGATGGTTTGTGTGCCGTTTACTGCGGTACTGGCTGTGGTCATTTTTACCAATTCTACGTTACTGCTCAACTTCTGGAACACTGAACCTGTAACAAATACGTTGGCTGCTGGAATGTTGTACCAGCCGCGATTGAGTTGTAGTGTTGTGCCATCTGTGACTTCTTGTACCTGTGCAACTTCAATTGTGCTGGCAACAAATATACTAGCACCAATGTTGATGTTGGCTGCACTGGGATTGGTACCATTGCTTTGACGCACCACAGTGAGTGCATTGGTTGACACTGAAGTCACTGCCATGACTTCGTAAACGTTGGCAGTGGCAGTTTGAGCAATAACGTAAGTACCAGCCACAATACCAGCACCTGCTGCCGATGTCACGTTGACTGTGGTAGTGGCATTGCTCACAATATTGGCCACTGCAACAGTGGTTCCACCTGAGGTGGGCAACCCAATCAACATAATGTTGTCTAATGCAGATAGACCTGTGGTACTGGCCACAGTGAATGTGCGTTCTGCTGAACTGTTGACGTTGGCAGTGAGATAACTTGATACAAATGGTGTAACGTTGCCTTGTGTTTGACTGATCAACAGTGCATAATCATTGTTGATAAACGGTGGTGTGCCAGCATCTGCGGTGTTGACTGATGTGTCAACATTGCTGGTCAACAAGTTGGTACTGCTCAACAATGTGGCATATCCATTGGTGTTGTAAACCAAGTCCGCACCAACGTCTTCGTAGAAACTGGGAATATTGTTGATGGTACTGACGTTTTGCCATTTGGTATTTTGCAAACCATATTCAAAGTCAGCGTCGATTAGACTTTCTGGATTGCTTACCCTTGCACGGCCAATTGCGTCTTCACCAAATTCCCAAGGTTCAACAGTTAGTGCTCGATCTTCAACATAGATGGCCAGTTTATCATTGGCACTCAATGTTGATGTATCCAAGTCCAAGTTTAAAGTGGTCACCCCTGCATAGGCTGTGGGCAGACCAGCAATGGTACCTGTGCTATAACTAACTGTGCCACCCTGTGTGGGTGCTCCAAAGTTGTAGATTGACGTGTTGGTTGTGGTATCGTATATGGCCAAAAAGTCCTCCAGGTTGATACGATCCTGGACTTGTACAGTGCCTAGACCTGCTGTGCCTGGTGTGAATACGTACTCGTATATTCTTTTTCTTGCCATTTTAGTTAAACTCCAAATATGATTTGATTTGCTGTCAACGTTGCTTGAGTGTTGACACTGAATCGGTCGTAATTAATCGTACCCTGTGCAATTTTACTGTTGGTCACAGTGGCATCGCTAGGTGTGCCTGTATATAGCGTGTCTCCAAAGATGAGGCCAAAGAACGGTGTCAGTGCCACAGGTGCTGAGGCAAAACTGATTTGCGAACCTGATATTGAAAAATTCACCCCAGGGTTCTGTATTACACCATTCAAACTCACCATCATGGCAAATGCTGTGGGCGGATTAAATGGCACCCCACTGATGTTGATATCAAATGTTTGTTGTACACCGTCAAACACCAAGTTGTCCATCTTGCGATACTGACCAATCTGCGGTGTATTACCTAAGTATGCCATATTCTATCCTTACATTCTTCCAACAACAATTTCGATTGTACCTTGACCACCAGGGTGGTCTTGTAATGCTTTGCCAATCACTGACCCCATACGTGGTTCTGCACAGGCTTGTGCTCTACCGCCTCCGGCTGTGACCATCATGTCGCCTTTGGCAACAGGTCCAACAACCAAGGTCGGCACACGGCCTGTTAATGCCAAGGCCGCAGTATGAGGTGCTTTGAGTCCTGAGTTCATGATGTGTGCAGGATTTGTTGATACTACGCCTGCCACACGCACATCGTTTATGCCAATGGCCATGGTAACTTCTCGATCGCCGCCAAATATCAGCACTGTGCCCGGTTCATAGTCGCCATCTGCTTCGTACCATTCTGCCAAGTCAGCGTATTGTGCTGACGTTGCTTTGGCAAACACAGTGTTAAAATACCCAGTTGCTGATCCAATGTTGCCAGTCAAGTTA